GGGCTGGAACTTCACGCCCATATGGCCGAACGTCTTATTGAAGTCGCCCACCTGGCTGCGCGTGCAGCCCGTGGAGTTGCTGACCATGTTGTGCGAATCGCTCTTGCCGGACCTCAGCGGCGGGGCATCTTCGATCTTGTGCCACTCACCACAGACGTACCGCCACTTGCCGGGGCCGAGGCTCACGCCCTGACCGAAGCCGGATTCCTTGGGCCGGTCATGGTGCATGGCCACTCGGCGGGCCTGAATGTCCACCTGTGACTTCTCGACGGCACGTAATGTCTTAGGCGTTACTGGCATTATCTTTCTCTCTCCAGCCCCAAACAAAAGAAGCCCGACACCCCTTAGCTAAGTGTCGGGCTTCTCAAGTCTCGCTAACTTCCAAGCTGGCCAGCCTGGTCGTCTGGGGTTATTCAGTTGTTATGCGGCCATATCTGCGGTCTGCCTTACAGCGTACCGTTACGACGGTCTCGTAGGTAGGTTCGTAGTCATCTTCCCAGTTGGCTGGATTTGTCCAATCCCAATCTTCGTAGGCAATCCCAATCGGATCACCCGGAACTTTAGCCACCTGCGGGCCGTCGCCGTCTTTCTCTACCGTAATTTCTATTGCCTTCGCCATCGTTACGCTCTGGGCTGCTCGCCCTTATCCTTCTCCTTATCGTCGGTCGCCTTCCCTACCCGGTCGTTCATATCCTCAGCACGGGCTTTGCCTTCACCTACCTGGGCATGGCGCAGAGCCATTTGCTGGTTCAGCGCCTCTTGGAGTTGGGCAACCTGCTTGCGCAGCGCCAGGGTCGCCGGAGTTTCCTTCGCGGCGGCAGGAACCGGAGCCATATCGGCCGGGGGAATCTCAGGGTGCTCTGCCCGTGCCTCAGCAATGGTTACGTAGGGGCCAGCAACCCACGTCACGCCTGCCTTCGTCTCCCAGACGCCTGCCGGGTTCTGGCCTACTGGACTCTGGGTCAGTACGTTCGGGCCGCTCACCAGCCAAAGGCCGGGGTCTTGGTACGTCCGGCCAAGGCTGCGCTGGACGGCGAACATGTCCGGCACGGCCGCGATCTGTGCCTCGTATCGCTGAAGCTTCTCAATGTCCATCGGTGTCGGAACCTGACGGCCGGACAGGGCCGGACACTGCGGCGTGTTCGTCGCCCGCAAGAACGGGTCGAACCGCTCGGCCTGGCCCATCGGCATCCAGCGGGCCTCCGCATCGAACATGGCCGCGCCCTTGGGATGGGCAATGTTCGCCACTCGAACGAGTAGTAGTTGGACAGTTGCGGGTTTCGGCTTTGTCAGTGTGGCTTGGGTCATGTCAGTTCTCCTGTTGGCTTCGGCTGGCTCGCGGGCCTTCCGCTCACTCCGCCTTGGCTGATGTTCGTAGTTTCCTGGCCTCCGCCCGGCCGCGCCGGGGTCTGCTGGTTCGCGCCGGCACCGACAGGCTCACCCACCGTGATCCATTCCTCAGTATCGTCGATGTTCGCCTTCTTCGCCTGACTGGCAATCAACTTCGCCAAGTCTACGAAAACGCCCTGTGCCATCGCCTGGGGCATAAGTGGCACTATGACGTCCTTAATCAGCGTATTCGTTCGTGCATACTGCTGCTTGGGACTGTCAAGGCCCATCTGGTAGACGCTCACCTTGAATGTCAGGTCCAGGAAGTCGCCCAGGTCTTCCGGTGGCTTCTCTTCCGGCCCCCAGGTCAGCGGGAACTCTTCGCCAGCTATCTTCAACATGACCGGCATACTCGTATCCCTGCCCCAGATGTACCACGCCACGCGGCGAACAGCGCCCTCAAGGAACTCCTGGCCCGCAGCCTTCATATCGTCGATAACTTCGCCGGTCTGGGCAAAGAGCATCTGCTGCTGCCCAAGGGTATCCGCATCTGCCTCCTGCCCGCCGGCAACGTCCACGTTCGGCCCGTTCTTATTCGACTGGTGCTGATAGTAGTCAATAGTGGCAAGTAATTCGCGCGATGGGCCTGGAAACTTCAGTTCCTTTATTGAGTTGGGATCACCCACGCCGACAATCGTGTGAGTTGCTGCGGCAGCCACCTTCTTCGCATCTTCGCCTGCCTGGAGGCCATGAACCCAGATTGTCTTCTCGGCCTCGCCCTGTTCCTTGGCCTTCCTCATCAGCACGTTCTGTGCCTCGTGCATGTCCATGATCTGCTCGACAGGCGTAACCGGGATCGGGTTGTCGGGTGGCAGTTCACCAATCGTCATCATGTCGTACGGCCCGCCCTCCGGACCATCCCAGTCGACTTCGTCCAGGAAGCCAAACGATTCAGTGCCATCGTCAATGGCGATAGTGACGACCGTATTCTCGCGGGACAGCCAAATATCGGCAAAGCGGTACTCGGTATAGAGCGGGTTGTCGTCAGTGCCACCAGGCGAACTCAGGCCGCGAGCCGTGCCGTTGGCCAGCCTGTTCATCATCAACTCGTCAACCTTGAGGAGAATGTCCTTGTTGTACCCGTGAGCTATCGCATCTTCCCGGCAGATAACGTACTTATCGCCCTCCATTTGGGCCTCTTCACGACGTCGGCAGCGCGGGTCAAGAATCCAGTCGTAAAAGCTGACCGGCCGCCAGAACACTCGGTCGGGATCTTGCCGCCAGTCTCGGAAGTCCGGCGTACCTGCGACTGGTCCGCGAGCAATGCCGATCTTGGTCAGGGCCGGCCCAAAGAATGAGGCGAACATTACTTCCGAGTAGGTCTGGGCCGCGTGCATCGCCGCCAGTTCCCGAGTGGTCGCTAGCCCGACCAACTCGGCCGCCCGGCGCATCTGGGGGATGGTACTTGACCCATCCGCGCTAATTGTCTGCATCTTCAGGGCAGGTTTGATCGCCCGGACGAATGAATACACGCTATTGAGGGGCTGTGCCTGGCGAACCACGCCCGACGTGTTGTGGTACGGGCCAGCGAAGGCCCGTAGATACTCGACCGAGCGCGTCTGGAACGGCTTGAGCCGCTTATCGCTGGCAGTTACCGAGTGGAATAGCTTGGTAGCGAATGCCGACCGCGCGGTCTTCACCGTGGGTGTCGGGGCTACGAAGGCTTCGGGCTGGGTTGTCATTGGCTATCCCTTACGCATTTCCTCGCCTCTCCCGCCGCCCGCTTCTCGGCTACCAGGGCCTTGACGGCGGCACAGAGGGCTTCGGCGAGAGATTTGAACACGGTCCCTTCGTCACGACCAGTTTGGCCCCTGGCTGTCTTGTATACCCCAGCCGTTGCAAATACGCCGTTTTGAAGTACTTGGGCAGTACCTATACCCCGCATTGGTACGAACTCTCCCATCTTTGAAACCACCCACCTTTCTTCCATTGGGCGGTCAAACCATACTCCGTGTTTCTCTTCCAGCCTCTCCCGCCAGCTCTCCGTCATCGCGGCAACGGCAAACCATTCTGAAATCCTAGTGTTGGAAATGCCGTCCTTGTCCGAGCAAAACCATCCAGCGTTGTCTTTGGCCAAGTAATGCCGATGCTGGGATTCCTTGTGCGAGGCCCCGTCAATCGCCATGACGTAAGTGCCTTTAACTCTCAGCAGTTCCCGGAAATCCGCCGCCGCGCCGAGGTACAACTCAGCTATCTGTTTGGTGTTCATCTGGTTCTCCTTGCTCATTTACTCCACCATGGCGCTGCCTTCTGTGCCTGGGTGGATTGTCCACGCTGCTCACGTCGATAATTCAGACTGCCCATCGGGGACACATCCTTCGGCTTCTCATCCCGCCACAGTGGCAGGTCCAGCACGCCCAGCCAGGCCAGAGCACCGCCAACGCAACGGTCGCCATGCCGCTTTCGCTCCTCGACAGACACCCCGGCAAGAGCTTGGTGGCATATCCGGCCCTGAACGTCGTAAATATACTGACTATGCTGCTGCCAGAGCGTTGCCGAATGGAGCGTGACTCGATGCTCCTTGATCGCCGTAATCCACCGGCCAAAGAGCAGATCGTCAGAAGTCTCGCCCTTCATCCAGCCGAGGGCCTCTGCCCGCTTCTCGATTGTCCGGCTGGAGTTTCGCTCGTGCCATATCCGCCCATACCCACACTCTTCCAGCATCGCCCGAATCACCGTGATCCCGTGTAGCTTACGGACAGGGACAGCCAGAGCGTCATTGTAAAACCGGCAGATCGCCGCCATCAGCACCCCGAAGTCGCCCGGAGTGATCCTGTTGCTGCCAAACTCCGCAGCCTGCTCCTTGGTATCGCCGGTCAGGACAATGCAGGTGGTCTCAGACTGCTGAACGCCCTCGCCCACGTCGGCTCCGGCGGCAAACACCCGAATACCACTCTCCATACTTGGTGGGAGTCCTACGGGCCGGGAGGTGGGGTCAATCCAGACAGCTATCCGGCCCTCAGCCTTCTTCACCAGCCATTTGCGAAGCTCCTGCCGACGGGCTTCCGCCGTCAATGTCCAGAACGCCGTACCCAGGACAACCAGCCCATCGACGTCGCGGCTGATAGCCACGGCGTAGGGTTCGCTCGGCGTTGGAAGGCGGAAGCCCTCGGGCAGGCCCAGCCGAGCCTGCGGTAGCGACAGACCTGCTGGCGATAGGTCCAGGTCCATGCGATACAGGGGGTCGCGCAGGTGCGGCGTCTGCCAGTCAAGCCATTCCTGCTCAAACACAGGCTGGCCGGCAGCAGCGGTAGCATCGCGCAAATACTCCTTGCGGAAGCGCCAACCGTTGCGGAATGACCCGTCGGGCAGTAACCTACCACCAAGCCGCAACTGCTCAGACCGGATCAGGTCTTTGGTGAACACGTCAGGATCAGCCCCCATACCTAAGTCTATAGCCACGAACTGGTTGAAGTTTCGCCGGGCCAACAGGCCGATGTCGTGCTCGTTGCCAGGGATAAGCACCTGGGTCTCGGGGTCGGTAATCGTCCATGTTTTGGCGTCGGCTACCATCATCTATCCGCCATCTGGTCGTTGTGTAGGTCGTGGGCCGCGCCCAATTCCGCCGTGCTGATGCTCAGGAACCACGCACCGCCTCGAATACAGGGTATCGCGGCCGCGTAAGAGTCTCCGAACTCGGGCTGGAAGTTGGATTCGTCGCTGAATATGCCGCTGGCCGTCTTCTGCCGGATCTGACTGCCGCCCTCGGGTATGGCCACGACCGCCGAACCCAGCTGCTTGAAGTCTATGTGAGTCTCGCGCTTGACGTAATCTCGCCCCTCGACTAAGCCTATGACCGATTTGCCCGGTATGTGGGCCAGCATGAACTTCGTCCGCCCCAGAGGACCGTCCCCAACCCACTCGTTGCCGACTGCGTCTTCCAGCTTTTTGCTCTGCTGAACGATCAGCTTGCCGGGGTGCAACACGTCCCACAGGCAGGTTGCCGCGCCCCACCACGTCATAAGCATCTGCCGGGACTTGCGTATGGATATGAGTTGGTTGTGCAGCCATAGGTCCGTCATGGCGTGGACGTGCGGTCGGTCGTGCGGAAACGGCCGTATCGACTTCTCGTTGCCGTGCGTGTCCAAAGTCCATAAAAACCACTCCTGGAACCTATGCGGGTCCCGTAGAGCCAGCTCCCACCTCGCCCGTAGTCGGATTTCCACCGTCCTTTTCGTCAGGCAGTCCAAGATCGGGGGCCGTATCACTGTCGATTGCATGGGCCAACCTCTCTAGATCCTCGGTCGTCGCCCCGGCCAGGTCGAGGCCGACGCTGCCGCTGATCTCGGTTTTGTTGCGGCTGGCCGGGCAATAATCCTTGTCGAACCGCTCATA